ACCTATGTCGACACCCGAACAACGTGTACTGCACTGCGCCATGGCGTGGCGAGAGACCGAAAAAAACGCGATGTGCGCTGCAGAGGGCGAGAAGAACGCCGCCAACCGCAAGCACGGAGAAGCAAAGCGCAACCTGCGCGCAGCTGTGGATCACCTCACCGGAGGCAAGCCATGAAAACGAAGCCGTTGTCACCGATGCGCGAGCTCGTGCTCGAAGCCATCAAGCGCCGCCCCTACGCTACCGCCGCAAGGGTTGCCGAAGTCACCGGCTTGCCGTTCCGCTCGGTGATCACCCATTTGAACCACCTGGCAGCCGATGAAGTGATTCATTCGGTGCGGCTTGAGCGCAAGCCGGGGATGACGCGATCCCCCGTCAGCGGCTACCGGTTCGGCCTGCATCCCGACATCGCCGCCGCGCGGGCGAGTGCAAAGCTCATCCCGCAGCAGTGGGACGTGCTGGCGCTGTTCTTCGGCCGCATCACCGACGTCCAGGCGGCGTAAGTCCAGAGCGATCCCCGATGGCGCCAACGTTCCGGCGCCATCAGTTCCAACCCCTAGGAGTCATCATGCATCACCGACCAGACAACTGCTTCGAGCGCGTCAACAAAACCGGCCTCGGTATCGCTCTGGTGCGGGGGATGCCATGAGTGGCCTGGAACTCAAACGCTCGTCCACGTTGAAGCAGAAGACGCCTTTGAAGCGTAGCGGCTTCCTGCGCATGGATCGTCAGAAGAAACCCGTCACCAAGAAAGCATCCGGCCTGAAATCCAGTCGGCCGAAGATGACCCCCATCCGCCGCGCCGCACGCGGCCAGGAATGCCAGCTACAGATCCTCGGCGTGTGCAACGGCGACGTCGCCACGACCGTCCTGTGTCACTCCAACCGGCTTGCTGACGGCAAGGGCATGGGCCTGAAAGCTCCCGACACCGAGGCCTGCATAGGTTGCTCCTCATGTCATGACGTGCTCGATGGCCGTGCGCCGCGACCGGCCGGCATGTCGATGGATGACCTGCATCGCCTCTTCGACTACGCACGCGAACGCACGCACGTGATTCTGCGCGCCATGGGGCTCATATGTTGACCTACGAAGTCAAAGGCCCGACCGACAGCGGCCATTACCTCGTCGGCTACCCGACGCCCGGTGCTCCGCAAGTGTTCACCCTGGCTGGCTGCGCGACGTCCGCTGAACTGGCGCAGCGCGAATGCGAGCGCCTGAATGAAGCACAGGTTACCGATCGCCGGGTCGCAATGGTCCGCGAGGCAGACATGATCATTCGCGATGGGGAGAACTGACGTGGCGAATGGTATCGACTGGTTCCGCTGGCACCACGGCAGTGTGAACGATCCCAAGTTCGGCCTAGTGGCGAAGAAGGCGAAGGCACGTGTCGGCGACGTCATTGCGATTTGGGCACTCGTTCTCGAACAGGCCAGCGCAAGCACCGACCGCGGCCAATTCAACGACATCGACTGCGAGGCGACCGACTTTCTGCTGGGCGCAGAAGACGGCACCACCGCTCGCATCCTGGAAGCTATGCAGGGACGCGGGCTTATCTCTGGCGACCGTGTGACGCGCTGGGAAGACCGCCAGCCGAAGCGCGAGCGCGTCGACAACACTGCAGCGGAGCGCAAGCGCGCTCAGCGTGAGCGTGACAGCGAACGTGACTCTGACAAAGATGGCGATGATTCTGATGTCACACCAAGTCACGCCACGTCACACCAAGTCACGCCTAGAGAAGAGAAGAGTAGAGAAGAACTAAAACCCCCCATACCCCCCAAGGGGGGCGGCAAGGTCGAGTCAATCGACAGCCCGAAGCGCAAAGCAGCCGTCTCGTTGCAGACCTACCTCGACGACTGCCGCAAAGCCGGCATCAAGGCCATCCCTGAGGGCCACGCCGTGTTTGCCTATGCCACGAAGGTCGGCATACCCGACGAGTTCCTGCGGCTGCACTGGTTCGAGTTCAAGGACCGCTACACGATGCCCGACGCCAAGCGCTACAAGTCCTGGGTGACGGTGTTCCACAAGTCCGTCAAGGGCAACTGGTTCCGGCTGTGGTACGCGGCGAACGATGGCGCGTATGCCCTGACGACGACCGGGCAGCAGGCACAACGAGATCACGGGGAGGCAGCATGAACGACCAGTTCAACATCGAAGCCGAGCAGGCTGTCCTGGGCGCGATCCTGCGCGACAACGACGCTTTCGACCAGATACCGGATCTGGACGCCGGCCACTTCTACCGCGGCGATCACCGGACCATCTTCACCGAGATCACAAAGCAGCTCGCCGCCGGCAAGCGCGTCGACGCGATCACGCTGGCTGAGCGCCTGGACACCGAACTGTTCCCGTATCTGGGCCAGCTGCACGCCTCGGCGCCGAGCAGCGCGAAGATCGCCTACCACGCCCGCATCGTGATCGAGAAGGCGACGAAGCGGGCCCTGCACGCCCTGTCGGTCGATCTGGCAGCGGACGCCGAATCCGGCAAGGACAGCACCGAGTGCATCGCGGACGCGGCTTCCAAGCTGGATGCGATGGGGCAGCGCAAGATGACGAAGAACCCGCGCCGCCTCGACGAGACGCTGCACGAATACCTGACGCTCCTGCAGCACCGCATGGAGGGGAAGATTCGCCCGATCCCGACCGGTTATCAGCACGTTGACGAGATGCTGGATGGTGGATTGGAGCGGGGCACGTTGACCGTCATCGCCGGCCGCCCTGGCACCGGGAAGACCGCCGCCGGCCTCGGCATCTGCCGCAATGCCGCGCGCGACTACTCGTCCCTGTTCCTGTCGATGGAGATGTCGACGAACCAGGTCAACGACCGCAATATCTCGGCGCTCGCCAGGGTCGACATGAAGTGGCTGCGTCGCCCCGGCGAGACGAACGACGACACGGCGCGCTGGGAAGCGATCACGGCCGCCACCATCAACTCGCGCAACCTGAACCTGTTCATCGACGACCAGACAGGACTGAGCATCCCGGAGATTCGCGCGAAGGCCCGCCAGATCAAGCGGCAACGCGGCCTGGACATGGTCTGCATCGACCAGTTGTCGTTCATCACCGGGTCCAAGTCCGACAAGCTGCACGAGGCGATGGGCGAGTACACGCGCGGCCTGATCGCCATCGGCAAGGAACTGGACACCGCGATCATCCTGCTGGCCCAGCTGAACCGCGAGTGCGAGAAACGCGGCGACAAGCGGCCGATCATGTCCGACCTCGGCGTGTCGGGATACATCGAGCAGGACGCCGCCAACATCATCTTCCTGTACCGCGACGAGCTTTGGAATCCGGAGACGGAGGACAAGGGCATCTGCGAGTGGATTGGCGCCAAGCAGCGGCAGGGCCAGCCTGGCGTCGTCGGGCTCGGCTACGTAGGCGCACAAACCCGGTTCGAGGACTTGCCGTATCGCTGGCACAGGAGGCAGCAGGCGCCGCGCCAAGCCGCGTCGAATCGCGGCGGATTCAACTGACGAGACCATTTCGCGCGCGAGCGCTAACGACAGCACCAAAACAAGGGAGTAGAGCATGCAACGAACCGAAACTAAGAAGCTGGGCGCCACCGTAGTTCTGATGGTCCTGAAGGTTGTACTTGCCACCGTGGTTGGCGCATTCGTCAACGCTGGCGAATACGGTATGGCGGCCTTCGCGGCATGCCTGTTCATCGACGCTACGCGCTAAACAAGGGAGCAAATCATGTGGCCTTTCGACATTTTCGCAAAACGCCGCGCGGCAGAAGAGGCGAAGCAGCGCGCCGAACACGCAGCGCACATGGACCGCGTGAAGGCAAGCATCGAGGCGGCGAATAAACGCCAGCGCGCAGCAGCAGAGACGATCAGTACGGCGCAAAGCTTCCGCGCAGCTGCCGGCCAGCGTCAAGCGTCGCTCAGCGTCGTGCCGCGCTCGATCCCCAGTGACGCCTATACCGACCCGCTGAACCCGATCAATCACCTGTCGCCGCTGAACCCGATCAACCAGGTCAGCATCTGGCCGGCGACGGCTGACGAGCCGCGGCATTCCGCGCACGGCCATTGCGATGCGTCGACCAGCGACTACAGCAGTTCGCACAGCCATAGCAGCCACGACTATTCGTGCTCGGGCAGCGT